GTGTCCATATCCGCTAAATGTATCTATTGGACAACTAACTACACAAGTTGGTTTCATGCTAAAACTTCTTTTAATTTTTGTTCAAATTCAGGGGTATATTGGACTGGATTTGGGTTATATGTGGTGTGTCCTTCACCAACTTTTTCTATAGTATATCTTTCAATGGGTTCCCAGTTATTGAATAGAGTATCAATGTGGTCTATAAAATTCTGACCCATATTAGCTGCTGTCATTCTTGCCTCATCAGACATTAACCATTCTCTACCTTTAAGGCCTCTACGGTTAATTTCTTTTCTTCCGAGGTTGTAGCATTTTAAGAGTGCCAAACCAGCATCTTCAATATCTACTTGAGTAGCATAGATATAAGGAGTTGGAGGAGAACCTTTTAATGAACGAGTTTTAGCCCACATTGGAATTGCCCATTCACCGTGTTTTTTATACTTACCATTACTATTTGTTGGGAATTCAGTTGTGAAATCAATCCAATCGCCGTTTTCATCTTCAAAGCGCATTTGATCTTGCATACCACCCTGAACAGGGGCAATAATCATATTTCCAGCCATAAGGCCTTCTGTAAGTGATAATCCCCAACCTTCGTTATCGGTCATCATGAATTGTGCGTCTGCTAAATTATAGTAATAGTTGAGGGTTTTTTCATCGCATTTACCGTGTGTAAATTTAACTTTAGCTCTTTCAGGATCACACATATGCTCAATAACTGCTGGAATATCTGTACCATTTTGATCTACCTGATCTGTATGCATTATAAGCAAGCAACGTTCTGCTTGTTCTTTAGTTAATTGATCAGTAAATACTCTCCAAGCTGTAATTACGTCACCTGGGTTTTTACGGCGAATATTTCTATTATTCCAGAAAACAACAAAATCGTATTCTTTACCTTCAAAGAATTTTTCTTTAAATGTTTCAAACTCAAGATCGTTAATTATGGGGTAGAATTTCTTTTCATCTATACCATGAGGAACATATTGTACTTGCCAATCTTCTTTTGGGTGATCTCTGAGTACATTTTCAACCAAGTTTTTGGTTTGTTTTGAAATGCAAAGAAGCATATCATCTGAACGATAGAAATCTCTGTTCCACATTGGGTAAGGTAAATCATCCCAAATGGTATAAAAAATCATTGGGATTTTAGTGCGGATTTCCTTTTCCATTCTATACAACCAAGTCCAGTAACGTGGATCTGTAAAATGAAGAATAGCGTCTGGTTTTTCTTGGTTTATTAGTTGGCGAATAATTTGATCATTACCATACCCATCCCAAGGTATTACTTTAACTTCTGAGTCAGGAATTCCAACTATATCATTAATTTGAGAACTTAAATCAAATGCTTTCCCTTGTTCAGGGTGTTTAATTGCAGCACCTAAATTAATCCAATTAAAATGATGAGCTGTGTTTATTACAAATTCTTTAGCCATAGTGCCTATTCCACTATGGAGGCGAATATCATCGCATAATAAGAGGATTTTTTTCCTTTCCTCTTTAGGAATATAACCTTTTTTATCGACTTTAATAGGTTCTCCTATTTTCCTAAGTTTAGGAAGTTTTAATTCTTGCATATAACCTTTATTTTTAATAATTTATAACCCACTACCGCTAACAGTCAGATCGGTATGTGTATGTAATTTTTTTGCGAATTCCTCATCAGTTAAATAGAGATGAATAGTTCTGTTTACTAATTTTTGAAGATTAAATTTTTGCCTAATTGAAGCGATTTTAAAATCTTCAAATAGTTGTTCTTCTAATTTTACGGATGTAAGTTTTAATGCCATGTCGTATATGTTTATCTATACATATACGAAAATTATAGTTCCCCTGCTCTTTTAGCATGTTTTATCGCTTCTTTTATCCTAGGATGTTCTAATATGGGATTATCTTTATAAATTATTTTTTCAATAACTTTCGGTTCTGGTTCTTCAAATAAATCATCACCTACTTGTTCTACCATATCATTTAAAACCATATCCATAGCATGTTCCTCATCCCATTCTTCTTCTTTTTGTTCTGTCATAACTTTTTTTTCTTTTAGTTTTTCAAAAGCATAGTTTGCTGCAACTACAAGTGCTATTGCTAAAGGATCAAATACAAATATTATGACCAACAATAGGTAGTTGATTATTCTATCCATACCAAGCCCTGTTAAGTTAGCCAAATATTTTAGTGGACCAAGTTCACTTCCTATTTCACTACCCGATCTAATTTCTACTATTTCAGTTTCATATTTAAATAGCTGTTCATTTAAATTGTCTACTCGAGAATTAATCTCAGTTTGTCTATCTATAGCTTGGTCAAGTTGTTTTTCTAATGCTTTTCTTGTAGACGATGAGGTAGTTGTGATTATTTCACCTGTTTCTGAATCTTTATATTGTATTACATTATTAGCTAAACCAGCTCTTAAATCAGATACTGCCCCATTAATGGTGATTTTTTCCGCATTATACACCGCTAATTGGTCTCTAACGTTATCTCGTTTAGTTTCAACTAAAGCGATTTGAGCATCTATGTTACCTGCTAACGCAGCTGTTTCTTGATATGCTGCTGAAAGGAAACCATAAATACCAGCTGAAGTGATTAAAATAAGGACAACGCAAGCGATTGTAAGATAATATTTTAACAATCGGGGAATGGTCTTTCTATACTGATAAAGAAGGGAAGCTATCACTAACTTAGATATTTCTAAGGAAGCAGCCATTATAAATACCTCAGTAGAAGCACCCGCAAATAATTTACTCAATCCTGTAACTGAATAAAAAGCTGCGGATGCCGAAACTGATAAAGCGCTTAAAGCTATTATAAAAGGAAATATCCTAGCTTGAATGTTTTTTATTACAGAGGTCAGGTTTGTCATTGAAAGGACACCATTTACAGTTTTTGTCTGAAGGTAATTTAGTATATTCCTTCATACGATACATATCGTTTTCAAAACAATCTTCAATAAATTCAAGGAGTTGTTTAGATACACGATTCATAGTTACCTTACCTGACGAGGGTTCAAATGTTTGAATACGTGAAGCCATTGCTGGATACATAGGATCCTTGGGTATTTTGCGCTTTACAATAAAATACTTGCAGTCAATCGAATCTACTGGGATATTGTATTGCTCTGCAAAGTAACGTTTATATAGCACCATTTGTGCTAGTTTAATTTTATTTTCTTTATCCCATTTTGTCCATCCCCGAGTTGATGTTTTAATATCCCAAATACTTACTTTTTTAAGATCCTCATCATAAAATACTAAATCAAGTTTTCCATAAAGCATAATATTAGGGTGTTTTTCGTGTGGTGGAGTTAATATAGGCATTTCTACTCCTAATAATTGGGTTCCTCGTTTTGAAAAATACATCTGACGTCTTTGTATAAAGAACTCTAAAATATCAAGACCATCGTTTACAAACTCAATAATTTCTTTTTTAGTCGAAAAATTTTCTCCAAGTTGTTCTTTGTAATCGCCGTACATTTTCATAAAACGCTCTTGGAAGTCTTCATAAATAGGAAATTCGTCAGCTGCTTTAATTGATTTGTTATACATCAAATCAAGGTACTCTTGAAGAGTTTCGTGTATAGCAGAACCAAACGCTAAGTGAATGTTTGGTGGTTGGCGATGTTTATCAATATACATCAACTTCCATTTGTGGGGACATTCACTCCAAGCAGAGAATTGGGTATAAGAAACCATCTTATATTTTTCCCAATCCATTTCTGGAACTACAGTGTTATTTATGTTTTCTAAAATCATTTAAATTTACCTTGTTGTACGATTTGGCCTATAATTCCGTACACACTAAGGTCTTTGAGCGTATCTTCTACTGATTCTCCTACTGTATCAGGTTCCCCTAATACGACTAAGTTTTTAAGGCGATTAATCTTATCATTAATTCTAAACCATAAGCCTGTAAGTGATAGTTTGATGTCAGCGTCCGTTTCTAATTGGGTACCTACATTTATATTTGAAGTACCATAGTTTCGATGTTTTTTGCAGAACAAAATATATTGTTCCATCATAATTTTTTTATACTCTGCTGTTAGTTCAGGGTATTTTTCTTCACACCATTTTACTGCGGCATCGTCTTCAGGAGTAAATTCTATCATTTTTTCATTAATTTTTTAACTTCACTGTCTTGTATTCCTATAACTTTTAAAAGCTGTTTAATTTCTTTTATGTCTAAAATATTTAAGTAATCTTCGGCTTCACGATGTGAACACTCAAGATATGCACTTATAATTTCTATTAAATCTTTATTAAACTTAGTAGATTTACTTCCCTTAATCCATTTATTATATTTAAAATAATTTTTAGTCATAGATTGTAAATATCTAAAAGATTCTTTATTAGTAGGTGTATATCTTTGAATATTATTTATAATATTTAGATAATCTGAGTTAAAACTCAGTCCTTTATTTATAATAAAAGTATTCCAAGATTTTTGTTCATCTTCATTAAAATCTTCCCACTTGATTTTTTTATCATTATGGATTAACTTTAAAAAATCAAAGGGAGTCATTAGGAAGAAATTCTTCGTTTACATGTTTACAATTAGCACAAGCAAACACAGGAACAGGAATTAATGCGGGCTGTCCTGTTGGTGATAACATTGGGGATAATTTACGCATTAAATTTACTTGAACAAAATGCTCATGCCCACATTCATCACATGTGACAGCTGTGGTTTGAGAAAAGTCAATATTAAATTGTTGTTGTTGCATTAGTCATAAAAGTTTTTCTTAGTTGGTTTTTTAAACCTAAGTTTATCATAACGATTATATTTTTTATTGAACCATTTATACCATTCTTGTAGTTGTTCATATCGTTGTTTGTTTGAATTTACACTCATAATTTTAATAATTTATTTAACATTGCTGCTACACAGATTTCTTTATCAATAACAAAACTATATTCGTATTGATATTGAGATATAATAATTATTGCTTCACCAATATTTGTAGTATATTCTTCTACATTATCATAAAGACATCTAAATAGAGACTCAAACTGTGTAGCACCACTGTCTGCTATAATCTGTCTAATATCATTAATTTTGGTTTTATTTCTTAGACCCTGAATTACTTGATTTTCGAATTCAGTGTTTTTAAGAGATTTGGAATCGAGAACTAATTTACCACCTTTAAGACTACCCTGAACTGTATTTAAGATTTTTCTAATGTCAGGATAATGGGTGATAATTATTTGTCCCAGATCTTCCTTCGTATAGTCGATTTTTTCACTTTCGCAGATCCGTAATACGTGCTGTCCAACTTCTTTCTTAGAAGGTGGGGTAATCCCAAAAGCCATACAACGAGACTGAAGGGGAGCAATAATACGATCAAGATAATTACAAGTGAAAATAAAACGGCAACTGCTAGAAAAAGTTTCAATAACATTTCTAAGAGTAGCTTGGGCTTGAGCTGTAAGATAATCTGACTCATCTAATATTACTACTTTTAATCCATTAAAACCAATACTAGAGGCAAATGGGACGATTTTATCTCTAATCGTGTCAATTCCCCTTTCATCCGAAGCATTGATATAAA